TTTTCACACGGATCGCCCGAAAAACAAGGGTAGGGGTTATAACGTAACATGCGCAAGCCAGTTTACACCCGGATTTACGCCGACGCGCCTGACGGCGAGGCGCGGGCGGAAATGGCCGACGCCGAATGGAAGGCGTTGATTGAGGATGTAAGCGGGCGCGGCCAGCTTACGGATCAGCGGAAGCGGGTTATTGATCGGCTTGTTCGTGAGCGAGTGGAATATGAGTTCCTGTATCCGACGGTTGCGGCTGAGGGGGCAGTTAAAGAAGGCCCGAACGGCGGTGAGGTGTTCAGTTTCCAGTGGTCGGCGCTGCAAAAGATCAAGGATCAGATTGCGAAGTTGGAAGACCAGTTGAAAATCCCTGTTGAGCGTGCGGCGCAACCGGAAGGCCCTGGGCGCGCACCGACGAAGGCGGATAAGTTTCTTGACCGACTTGGGCCCCACTAGCGAATATGCGCGGCGGGTTCTTGATGGCGAGATCGTCGCGGGTAAATTCGTTCGGCTGGCATGTGAGCGCCATTTCGAGGACTTGGAATCCGGGTCTTCGCGCGGTCTTTACTTCGATGAGGAGAAGGCCAAGGAAGCGATAGAATTTTTCCCGGCCATGTTCACGATCACGGACGGGCCGCTTGAGGGTCAGCCGTTTGAATTGTTGGGCTGGCACAAGTTTGTGGTCGGCTCGCTTTTTGGCTGGCACCAGTCGGGCAGGTTAAGGTTTCGGAACCTTTGGATTGAGACTGGTAAGGGGCAGGCGAAATCGCCGTTGATGGGCGGTATCTCGCTCTATGTGGCGGGCTTCATGGGGATCAAGCGGGCACAGTGCTACGCGATTGCGTCGAAGCTGGATCAGGCAAAAATCCCGTTCAAGGATGCGGCTGCGCTTTGCCGTGCTGAAATACCGGGCCATGGTGAAAGCCTAGAAGATAAGGGCATCGTCTTTGTTTCCGGCAAGGGCGAAAATGCTTGGCGGATTGAGTTTATCGGGTCTGGATCGTTCTTCGAGGCCAAGGCGACAACGGAGACCCTTTCCGGGCCGCGCCCTGATGTGGTGATCGGGGATGAAATTCACGAGTTTGCAACGAACAAGCCGATTGAGCTTTGGTCGGCGGGAATTGCGAAAAAGGCCGGGTCGGCCTTCATGATTTTGGGGACAAACACCCCGGCGATTGATCAGATCGTCGGGACGGAACAGTCAGAATATTATCAGCGGATGCTTGAAAAGGTGTTCGATGATGATGAGGCATTTGCTTACATCGCGCGGGTTGATGAGGAAGACGATCCGTTTTCCGATGAGTCTTGTTGGGTGAAGTCGCTGCCCGCGCTTGGCAAAACCTTCGGCCACGAGAATTTGCGCGGGGAGGTAAACCGCGCGAAGAACGACGAAGGCAAGCGTCTTTCGGTGTCGCGGCTTTATTTTGGGATTCCGGTAGGGTCATCGGGGTTCTGGGTGGATGAAGCGGCATGGCGGGCTTGCATTGGTGAGGTTGATGCCGATAGCCTTGATGAGCAGCAGTGCTTTTTGTCTTTGGACTTGTCGGAGAAAAACGACCTTACGGCGCTTGGCGCGGTTTGGAAAGATGATGCGGATAAGTTGACGGCGAAGTGCTGGTACTGGACCACCCCGGCGGGTCTTGAGCGGCGGTCTGCCTTGGATCGTATTCCGTACAAGACATACGTTGAAAAGGGCGAGCTGGGCGTCACTCAATCGGCTGTGGTTGACTATGAGTTCGTGGCGGTGCAGGTGAAAGAGCTTGTTGCCACGCATGAGGTGGACAGCCTGACGATTGACCCGAGTTTTTGGGAAAAGTTTCGGGATGCCTGCGAGGCGGTTGGGCTGGCAGTTTGGGTCTATGAAGGGCCGGATAAGCCCGAAGGTGACGGCCTCAAGGTGGTTAGACACTCTCAGGGTACAAAGATCGCGTTCGGTGAGCGCAACCTTTGTATGCCGCACAGCATCACGCGCTTTACTGACAAGGTTCTTGAGGGCGAAATCGTCATTCAGGAAAACCGGCTGACGCAATATTGCGCGGCCAACACGGTGATCAAAACAGACCCTATCGGAAATCAGATGTTCGACAAGTCGCGGCAACGCGGGCGGATGGATGGAATGATTGCGCTGGCCATGGCGGTTGGGGCGTCTGAGGGCGTCAAGGCTGAGGCAGGTCCTGCACCTACGCCTTGGGACGTTGACCCGAATTTTAGCGTGGTAAGATGATGTTTGGATTTGGCAAGAAAAAGCAACCCGAACCGCGCGCCGAGGTCACAGCCGTGCAGAGCTCGCCGGAAGCTGCGCAGATTTTCCGCCCGGATTTCTGGGATGCGGTCACGAAGTCGGTTGCAGTCACGCCGGACAATGCCCTTGGTGTTCCGGCTGTTTGGGCGGCGGTAAACTTCATCTCGGGCACCATTGCGGGCTTGCCTTTGCAGGTCTACCGCAAGGCGCGGGAAGGCCGTGAACGGGTCACGGGCGGCGTTGCGCCGATCCTGCACGACGCTGTGAACGAGGAATGCACTTCGTTCGACTGGCGCAAATACACCTTCGAGCGCATCCTGACGACAGGGCGCGCGTTCACGTTCATTGAGCGCAACACGCAAGGCCGGGTCATGAACCTTTGGCCGCTTGAGCCAGAGAAGATGGAAGTCAAGCGTGAGGCTGGGCGGCTGGTCTACATCTACGACAGGGGCGTTCGCTACGCAGCAAGCGAAATTCTGGATCTGTCGTTCATGAAAAAGGCGGATGGCATCGGCCACAAAAGCCCGATCATATCGAACAAGGCCGTGATCGGTCGAGCCATTGCTGCGACGACCTACGGCGAGAAATACTTGAACGGGGGGGGCGTACCCCCCTTCGCAGTGACGGGCAATTTCCAATCGGGCGCGGCGCTCAAGCGGGCCGCTGACGATCTGGCAAGTGCGGTCGAGACGGCGGCCGAAGAAAATCGCTTGGCGCTGACGCTGCCGCAGGGGCTGGATATAAAACCTATCGGCGGCGACCCGGAGAAAAACCAGCTGGTTGAGACGCAGCGTTTTGATGTGGAGCAGATTGCGCGGATTTACTCAATCCCGCCGACATTCCTGCAAGACCTGAAGCATGGCACGTTCAGTAATACGGAGCAGCAGGATTTGCATTTCGTGAAGCATACGCTCAAGCGGTGGGTTGAGCAGGCTGAGCAGGAAATGAACCTCAAGCTATTTGGCCGGGGTTCAAAGCAATACGTGGAGTTCAATGTTGACGGCCTTCTGCGCGGCGACTTCCTGACACGGATGCAAGGCCACGCAATGGCGATCCAGAACGGCATCGAGACGCCCAACGAAGCGCGGTCCATCGAGAATCGCCCCTCTATGGAGGGCGGCGACGACCTGATGATCCAGGGCGCCACGGTGCCCATCACTGAGCAGCAACAGCCCAACGGAGGCGAAGGAAATGGAATTTGAGGCGCGTGGCAAGCATGTGCGTCTGCCCGCCGAGGTTCGGGCTGACGATGACGGCATTCTCGTGGAAGGGTATGCCGTAGTTTTCAACGAAGAAACGGACATTGGCGGTTTTTTCCGCGAACGGATAGAGTCGGGGGCGTTTTCCGAGGCCATCGGCCGGGATGATGTGGTGTTTCTGATCAATCATGACGGTCTGCCGCTGGCGCGGACCCGATCGGGAACGTTGACGCTTTCCGAGGACGAGCGTGGCTTAAAAATCAGCACGCGGCTGGAAGATGGCGACCCCGATGTTGCCCGTATCGTCGGCAAGATGCGCCGAGGCGACTTGGACAAAATGTCATTCGCCTTCTGGCCCGATGTTCAGGAGTGGGACGACAGCGGCGACGTTCCGCTTCGGACCATCAAAAAGGCATCGCTGCATGACGTGTCGATTGTGACAACCCCCGCCTATGACGGCACGGAGATCGGCCTGCGCAGCCTCGATGCGATGCGCAAGCAGCAGGCCAAGGAAACAAACCGCAACGCGGCGCGGCTGCGCCGGATGCGGATGAACCTGCGCGCCACGGGCGTGACAGAGGGCTAGGACGCCGCGCCTAAGCCTAAACGCCAGCCGCCTTCAGGCGGCTTTTTTCATGCTCAACTGAAAGGAAAAGCTATGAGCACGATCAAAGAGCTGCGTGAGCAGCAGGCGCGGATCGCGACCAACGCCCGCGCCAAGTTCGACGAGATTACCGACGACACGACCGAAGAACGTGCCGCCGAGATTGAGCGCGAATTCGATGCCATGATGGCCGAACATGATCAGATCGGCCAGAAGGCCGAGCGCCTGGCCAAGCTGGAACAGGCAGAAAAGGACCTAGAAGAGCGCGTGAACGCGCCCGACCCGCGCCGACCGAACGGCGAAGGCGCGGCCCGTGGTGTCGATGAAGGCGATCTGCCGGACTATCGCGCGGCCTTCCATGCCTACCTGCGCGCGCAGGGCAACGTGGCAGCGATGGACCCTGCGGTCCGGGCCGCACTGGAAAACGGGTTCAGCGGCCTTTCCAAGGAAGAACGCGCTCAGACCACGACCAACGCGGCCGGCGGCTACTCGGTGCCGGAGACCATGCTGGAACGCATCATCGTTTCCATGAAGGCATGGGGGCCGATGTATGATGACAGCCCGTTCACGGTGATCAATACGACCGGCGGCAACCCGATGCCGTTCCCGACCGTGGATGACACCGGCTCGACCGCTGGCGCGCATACCGAGGGTGCCACGCTGACGGATGACGGCGGCAAGGACGTGACCTTTGGCACCAAGCAACTGGACGCCTACGCCTTCGACACCGAATGGCTGCGCGTGTCCAAGGAGCTGGCCGACGACAGTTTCGAGGCGATGGAAACCTTCCTTGGTCGTCTGCTGGGTGAGCGCCTGGCGCGGATCGCCAACTCCAAGCTGACCACCGGCTCGGGGTCTTCGGACGTGGAAGGCATCGTGACCAATGCCGCCGAAGGCAAGGTTGCGACGGCGACCAACGCGATCACTTATGACGAGATCCTCGATCTTGAACACTCGGTGAACCGTGCATACCGTCGCAGCCCCAGCGCCGGTTACATGTTGTCGGACAGCACGCTGCTGGCGGTTCGCAAGCTGAAGGACGGTGACGGCAACTATCTGTGGCAGATGGGCAATGTCCAGCAGGGCGTGCCTTCGACCATCAACGGGCGTCCGTTCTGGGTCAATGATGACATGGCCGGTCTGGGCGATGGTGTCAGCTCGAAGATCATGCTGTTTGGCGACATGTCGTCCTTCTACGTTCGCAAGGTGGGCCAGCCGCTCATCGGCGCGATCCAGGACAAAGATTTCTGGCCGGGCTTCGGCATCGCGGGCTACATCCGCTTTGATGGTGCGCTGTCCGATACCGCCGCTGTCAAGCACCTGGCGCTGGCTGCGGCCTGATCGTCGGCTTTCTGAGGGGGCGGGCTTCTCGCCCCCTTTCTCAAGCTGATGGAGGTATCGCATGAAAATCGAGCTTTTGACCTCGCGCGCCGCCGCTGACGGGGCGCAAAATCGGGGTGACGTGATCGATCTGCCGGATGGTGAAGCGCAGCGCATGATCGAGGTGGGGCAGGCAAAGCCTGTGCGCGCTGCTGTGCCTGAGAAAGCCTTGCCGCGCCGCAAATCGGAGAAGGCGTCTAAGTGATGGAAACGCTTCTCAACCGCACGTCTGCACTATCGACGCAGCCCGTTACGCTTAACGAGGCCAAGGCGCAGCTGAACGTGCTGCACAACGACGATGATGCATATATTACGGCGCTTATCAGTGCGGCGACGGCGGCGGTTGAGGAAATGTCAGGCCGTGCCCTGATCACGCAGACATGGGAGCTTTCGCTGCGCTATCCGCGCACGCGGGTGTATCTGCCGGTTACGCCGGTCCAGTCCATCGACAGCATCACCTATTACGATCGTGACGAGGTGCAGCAGACGGGCACGGTTTCGGACTTCCACCTGTTCAGCGACATATACCGCGCATGGGTCGAGCCGAAGGACAAAAAAGACTGGCCCGACGTGTTTGGGCGCGCAGATGCGCTGACGATCAGTTTTGTGGCCGGGTATGGCGCGGCGTCGGATGTTTCGGTTGAGTTGAAACAGGCAATCCTCATGCTTCTGACACACTGGTATGAAGAGCGCCGGGCTGCGTCGGACTCGACAATGGAGGAAGTGCCGTATTCGGTCGGGTCATTGGTCGGCCTGCATCGCAAGGGGTGGATCGGGGCATGAACCCGGCGCGCCTTTCCGAGCGGGTCGCCTTCGACGCGCCAAGCGGCACGACAGACGCATTCGGCGGCACTTCCGAGGCATGGACGGTGGGCGATCCGGTCCCCGCTCAATGGGTCTACGGTAAGGGTGACGAGTCGGTTCAAGCCGCCCGACAGGCTGGCCGAAAGGCTTACAAGATCAAGGTGCGTTCAAGCACTATCACGCGGGCAGTGTCTACTGACCATCGTATGCGCGATGTCCGCAACGGAACATCTTGGAACGTGACCGAGGTTGATTGGCAATCAGACGAAGCTCGGCGGGCGCGGGCCGTATTCATCGTGGTCGAAGGCCCCGTTGTCACATGAAGCCGAGCCTGAACTTCTCCGGCGGGCGCGACCTTGAGCGCGCCTTGGCTGACCTGCCGTCCAGCACGTCGAAGGGCGTGGCGCGGCGAGCGCTGAAAAAGGAGTTGAAGCCGGTCGCGTCGATGGCCAATGCTTTTTGGCCGGGGTCGTCGGATGATGTGTTCCAGATTTCGTCACGGGTCCGTCGCAGCCAGTTGTCGGACAGTGGCAAATCTCGGGATCGCAGCGTCGTGGACCTTTTCGTCGGTGCACCGGGTGGGCCGCAAGGGACACCAGAGGCGCACCTGATCGAGTTCGGCACCGGGCCGCGCCACACGAAGAACGGGGCCTTCCGGGGCAGCGTGTCCCCGCAGCCCATGCTGCAACCGGCGTGGGATGCGAACAAGAGCGGGATGCTTAAGAGCCTTGGCGAAACGCTTTGGCAGGAAATCGAAAAGACCGTGGCGCGGCGGGCGAAAAAGGCGGCGAAGGGGTAGATGATGGAATCGCAAAAAGCTGAGTTTGGCCGGAGGGCGTTC